ATTGTGTAACTCAATGAGATCACGTCGTCGATGACTGCTGTTTCAGTAAAGCCCGTTACTATCACACCTCCGGAATACATCCCCGCTCCGGCGTCCTGCACGAAGTCGGCGGCTGCGTCACCTGATCCTAGTAGGGCAATCGTGTCTAATGCCTTTTGGGATTTAGCTTCCGCACTCGCGTTGAAGTCGGTCATGCCCACGAGGTGAGTTGCGAACGTATCGCCCATAGACGTAGATTCGCCTGTTTCACCTATGAAGTTCAGTGACCAGTTCTGTAAGTTAGCAAGGTTGCCACTGTTAAATACTATGTTTCCTGTTTTTCCGTGCAAAGCCATAATCAGGCCCCTTTCTTAATGTTCGTACATTACGCTGTATTGAAGATCATAAGCCCAAACATTATCTATTTTGCCCCTGCTTACAATACCGTTTCTTGTTATTTGTAAATGTGTATATTGACTTGGCGGATATACCAAAAATGCCGAGTCAATCAAAGTTATCCATTTCTGGATTATATCAAACATGCTCAAAGCACCGTCATCGTTCTTAGTGTAAAACGACACGGTAATCGCGGCATCTTCAATAGCACTTCTATTGTCGCCTGCGAACTGGTCAACTTCCGAACTGTCCCAGGTGAATACGCCATAAGGAAAGCTCACGCCTTTCGCTGCTTCTGTGAAGAATAGACCACCAGTAAGAACCGCCCGGATTATATCACCACCTGCCCGAGTAGTACCCTCCCTTGCAAGTGTCTGTTTCGGGTTGCCCGAAATGTCAACAACCGAGGCAACTACCGTAAAGTAATCCGTCACTGCGTCGGCGGTAAGGATCACGGTACTTGTACCAGTAGCCGTTACCGAACTAAACAAAACACCTGCCTCTAAGTTCCATGCCGTTATTAAAGCACCTGACACTGTAGTAGCACTGGTGTCTACTGCCGTATAAATTACCGAATCGCTCGTATTAGCCAATCCAGTAGAAGCGATAGTAGTCAACGTAAACACATCCCCAATCTCCACATTAGCAGGCGTAAATGTATCGACCTGCTGTGCAGAACTGTTGAATGTATTCATAATCGCTTGTGCTACATCGGTAATCATAGTAAGCTATTTGCTTTCCTAAATATCTTGTTTATTGTCGGTGTGGCTTTCCTTAATGACGGCCTTAACCACGGCCTCGCGGCCATTCTTTTCGTTCCCATCTCCAGGTGCAAGCCATATTCGACATCCGAGGTCGGCGACTGGCTTCTGATCTTATCAATATCGGAACCAACGAAACCGTTTATGATCGATCTTCTTCTTTTCACTGTAAAGCTTATACTGTTAGCTAAAATACCAAAATCTCTAGCAGGAGGACTCCCAGGGCTTGACGCCCTATGAGTCCTAGCTCTATTCTGTTTAAACCTTCTGTCGAGTTTCCCTGTTGTCGTTGCAGTTCTAATAAACTTCTTATTTACACCCCTTTTGTACGTTCTACCGGAACCGACGCCGCCTACCATTTTCTTAGCTACGCCCTGAGTGAATATAGTAGCTTTTTTCATAGCCTCCATATTGACATCTGTTGCGAGAGTCAGAAATTCCGTAACATTCCACTCTAACGATCCGCCGTCTATCTTAGCCATCAGTCCACCTCCAGCATATCAATTTCAAGGTGATGCCCGCGACCGGCCCCGTCTTTTATGCCGGTAATCTCAAAGGTTTTAGTGCCAAATACAACTCGGTCACTCTCGTCAATCGTCAAAGATGTAGCATTATTAGGCGTATAAAGCTTAAATACATTCACAAGCGTTTCTTTGTTGTATGAATTAGTCGTCTGTAAATTTTTACCCTGAACAGAACACGAAAGGGCCGCTATCCTCGTAGAGTACGTAGGATTAGATGTGCCTGCCGCTGTTTGGGCAGACTCGACTGACTGAACTAATACTGTATTAGGGTAAATCATACCATTGTACTCCATGTACGCAATCTGCCCGCTATCGTGCTGGGGATTCCTGTGGTCTTAGTCACCCCTAATTGAGCAGTTCCGCCTATTTCATATTCGTAATCGCCGATCTTTTCTTTCTTCATATTCGAGTTAAGATTGCCGCTTGACGCATCGTAATAAGTTTTCGTAAGGTCAATGCAAATCTGTTCAAGGTCAGCCGGTATCTCTACATAGCCAGCCGTATACTTCACGATGACATTGTTAAATCCAACACAGAACCGGCCAAAGTATTTGAGAATCCCAGCCTTCACGTCCGTAGTGAAATCAGAAGCTGGCTCGCTTGGAATCTGAGGGTTTGCAACATCGGTCAGACATTGTAAGCCCTTACCGGTTGGAAGCAATTCAGATGCAGCCCAAATACTCAAGGTTGCCGTCTCTGTTACGCTCCAGCCCTTGTTAAGTGCCGTGATTGCCACGAACAATGCGGTAAGTGTCGAATAGCTCGCAAGCGTTAAAGTTTCAGCCCCGTCATTAGTCCCGCCCATAACCTGTAGTGTCATATCCGATTCAGTGATCGAAACCTGAGCATTATAAGCGTCCGAAGATGTATTCTGAATACCGAAAGCATCTTCCCTACCAATACCCAGCAAAGTAACGGCTATTACAGGAAAATTGCTTAACACAAGTTCGCTTTGTCCGTCGCCATCGTAAAAGTCCCTGTATGTAGTCTCGACAAAGTCACGGTTGCAAAACTTCTGTATCGCATTGGTTGACCTGGAAATCAATTGCCCTATTAAGGTATCGTTGTCTGATGTCGTTATGCCCATGTAAAGCTTGAACCGCTCTACAGTAGTTAGTAAATCGCCAGTAGCTACAGTAAGGTCGCTTTGCCCTAAACAGATAAAAGAGAATACAGTGGCAACGTTAACGCCAGATGCTACGCCCTTGACTCGGATTGTATAAGTCTTTAATGTTTCGTATCCATTCGCGGTAGTCGCCTCGATCTTTTTTACGTAGAACCCTACCGTATTAGCGTCGTCTTGCTTGGCAAGCTCACCGGAATCTATTTCTGTATTAGTTACTTCTTCATAAATCTTATATGTCGGCAGAGCGTCTAAGTCCGTAGGCTCCCTAGACTCATTCGTAAATTGAGCTGTGAAAGTCAAGCTTTGCTCCAGTATTCCTATGTTTGGACAACTCATATTTTTCCCTTACCTTAAGTCTGGTGTACCGCCACCGGATGATATTGAACCGCTTATTTTTTCAAGTGAATCTGTTGTTGCGTCGAAGTCTGCCCCGCCATTGTCGTCTGCTATCTTGGCTATCGCCGCCCCAATTGTCTGAGCCGCCCCGTCGAGGGCCGGGATAGTTCCTATTTTGGCAAGCTGCGCACTATTACTGTCCATCTCTTGCCGGTTTTCAATTGCCGTGGGTGCCGTGCCTGCTGCGTCTGGGACTGTGGTGTTTGCTCCGTCAGTTCCTACCATATATCTGTTTTGGATCGAGAAAGAGCCGATAAAAGCATTTACCGTTTGACTATCAACAGTTATCCCTGCTAACTTAGCTTCATAATCCGAGCCAGTAGTATATTCAGCGTCCGCACTTGTATCAATCGTAACGAAATGGGAGCCATTGCCTGTACCAACATTCAGCGTCACAGTTCCACCCGCATCCGGGTCAGTAAGAATAACGCCATCCTTAAACACTTCAATATCAGTAGACACGGCCGTAACAGTAACGCTTGCTCCATCGGAATTGAATGTATTCCAAGGGAGTTTTATTATAGCATCTTCTACTATGTCACCGAAATATTTACTCATAATTGCCTCTTATTCTGTGTATCCCTGAATTACAACATTAACCACACCCGCCCCGCTTGCGGTTAAGTCTATCAATTCACCCGCTGGCACTTTGACGGGATCAATGAACGTAACTACCAAAGGACTACTAGTAGCCGCGAATGGGACTGGCCCTACTAATACTCCAGTTGTGCTACCTATCGTTAATGTAACCGCTGATATGCAGGTTATAGTCATAGACCTAACAAAGTGAGATTTACCCGCAACAGCAGCCACAATTGTTACCGTGCCCTGCGCGTCTCCAGATGTGAGATTGTTTATGAACCCCGACCCTGCTGGTTGTAATACGTCTATTGCCATGATTTATTCCTTATTATCCATTTATTTCTTGCGGTACAAAATAGTACCTAAAGCCTGTGTTTATTTCACTAACATCATCTAGAAAATCATCGTTATATTCTTGCTCTAGCTTTGATCCTTTTTCCATTAGCGAGGGCCTTAAGCTTAGGTCAATATCCATCGCTTGGACGGCTTTAATGCCGGAAACAGTGACGTTTTTCCTTATCATATTCTTATCTTCGGTATAAACCGTCGTACTCGCTCCGCCATTTGGTATTGCGTCAGCAATCTGTCCATAATTGATAACGAAAACATCTTGAGTGGAGAAAATTGCAAACATGCAATCGCTAAATTCTCCTATCGCAGTTATCGGGTCTGATTCATCGTCAGCGGTAAAAGCGTATCCGTTAGAGTAGTAATTGGTAAGAAAAGAGGTATTAGGGCCATATACGCTTATATCAGTATCTACATAATTGATTGTTAATGCGTAATAATTCCCAACTGTTAGAATCTCATTGTTTGGCATTTCTAAAGCTACGCCAGCGATGAAATCGTGTATGTGGTAAGTCCTGAACCCACCAATAATGCTCAATGTAACTTCTGATACCTGCAAGCCGCTTATGCCTAAATCGCCAAGTTTCTCGTACTGTGTTACGCTGACATCGTCAAGTGCTACGCTTCCCGGTAAATTACCTCCCATATCAAATAGCTTGAGCGTAACCGAACCTGGCAAGGGAACCGATACCATATCGTCAATATAGAAGATTGCCGCAGGCCGTTTTAATTCAACCCTAAACCCAATAGCAATAATATCAGAAATGTCCGCTGCTGTCCCGCCGTCTGCTGTTAAAGCCCCAACGTCCACAACATACTTAAACCATGAATCTGAGTCAGCCGTAACGATTGCGGTACTGCTTGTGTTATTAGCTGAATCCTCGACAAAGACCCGTAACTGGGCGACAGCGTAAATATCCGTAGCGTACATGTAGAACTGCCCTGTATACCCCGTAAAGTCAGTAGAGGCAAAATCTCGCTTCCATTCGTCTCCGTTGTTGCCACTCGCAGGTAGTAACATGGCTTTGTCGCCAGAATGAACAACTGTCTGCTCAAGTTCTGCTTTTTTTAATGCATTTGTTTCGACCCACTCAACCTGCAAGGCCGACGTATCCGCATACCCTTCAAAGTCATCAAAAGGTTCTGCCGCCGCACTTTCTAAGGCGAGCTCGATCCCGTTTATGTTATCTTGGCTTGCCTTGAATATCTGGCCGACGATATTGATGGAGGTCACAACGCCTTGAATTTCCCTTGAGCTTTCAGCGTGTTCGTTGAGAATCTCTGGACGCAATCGTAGCTTATTCAATTGCCCCTTCTGGATAGCAAAACTGTCACCGCTTGCGGTCATCTCTGAATAGTCGTCTACTACGTCATTCATGGCTTATTCCTTCGGTTTAATTGGCACTCTTGGCTTTGGCTCAATCGGCTTTCGAGGTTTAGGTTCTATCGGTATTAGGTGTTCATTGTTATCTTCGTTTGCCATCAGTCACCAGCCCTTTTAAATCCGCTCATTATTTTTATTAATTCATCAACCTTTAGATCTATCTTATCAATCTTCCTATCCATCTTATCGAGTCCATCTTTATGGTTCTCGGTCATGCTTTCCATACTTTTATTAACTGAAATCAGAGTTGCTTCGATCTTTCCTTTGAAGTACTCAAAGTCCTCTGCGTTCTCTTGGCTTTGCTTTTCAGCCCTAACAGCTATCGCTTTTGCTTCGTTCGCCGTTGAGGTAGCCACCGCCAACGCGATAGATGCAGACGATATAATTACCGCCGCTGTCAATACCCACCCAATAACCTTAAGCATATTCATTGTTCTGTCCGCCATGTCGTATCCCTTAAAAATGCAGGCGACCGTTACAGCCGCCCGCTTATGGAGAGTTTATCGAATTAACTGATAGAAACGATCTTGATAGAACCAGCCTCAAAAGCCTCTTCTGCTCCGTTTGACTTGCAACCAAACACAGCCTTAGCAAGTGCCCCGGTAGCCGCCATTGCGTGAGGTGTCCCAGCAACACCGTCAATAAACGGAGTTACTGTACTGACACCATCCCAATACGCACCCAATACCACAACGTCGCCGCTGGTGTAATCGGCAAATGCGGCATTAGTAACCTGAGCGGTGGCAATGCTTGTCTCAAAAGAAATGGCCGTATCGCCAGACTGCTTAAAGAAACAGAGTCCATCGTAGTCGTCGGGAGGGCCTCCTTCGTCGTCTTGGAGAGTCTCGGCATCGCCGCCACCTTCCATGAGGCCGACAATAAAACCGCCTGCGGTAGTCGCGGAATTTGTCCATTCAGCTTCAAACTGAACCCACAGAGGCTTTCCAGCTTCCATTTTCCAGTGAGCACCTTTAGTAGCCATGTAAGCTTCATCGTTGTCGTCACCGTCACAGAAATGCTTATACCAGCCACCGAGCCTATCGAGGATCGCGTCTGTTCCACTTGCTCCGTCATCTTCGATAATCACCCACACGCCCGTCTGTGACGCTTTAGTGGATGCCTGAGAGTTAAACTCATCAGTAAATATCTTACCTACTGTCGAATCTTGCTGGATTGCTAATAGAGGGCATTTAGCCCAAAGTCCCGCCTGAAAAGCTGGGTTATACTTGTCGTCAAAAAACCCGAGATTATTTTCGGTCCATATTGATTTCGTACTCATAATATATTCCTTATATTAAGGTGCGGACAGTTTCCCGCCCGCACCAGAGTTACATTAAAATTACGCCGTTACAGCGGCCAATACTTCACTGTCATACGATGGCTTAGCCATCATAATCAAACAACCGCCAAGAATAGCAGCGTCGGCAACCTCATCGCATTTGAGCCTTACGTTAGGGTAATTCAAGAACGCATTCTCGGCCTTTGCCCGGATGACATAAGTTTGGTGACTACCTGCGGTCGTGGTGAACCCAGCGGACGTCGCTGCTGTCCATTTGGTGTTCGTTTCACCGGCAGACACCCGTTTATACTCAAACTCAACTTCTTCAGTATTTGAGGGTGTAAAATCATCGCAAGATTCAACTGTGATAGTGGTTGTTCCTGTCGTACCTACGCCCCAAGAGAGGATAAAATACGCCTCTTCGTACTGGCTTAGGCTAACAACGTCAGTAAAGATTTCATCGGCAAGTGCGTCTGCTACCGGCGATGCCAGTAACCCACCGCTTACCCCTGTTCCTGTTACAAAGTGAAATTCACTCATAATATATATTCCTTAAAAGGATGTTGTGATTAACTATTAACGAGCCGCAAGAGTTACGAAGCTTGATAGCGTCTTAGTGCTATGCTTCGGAGTCAATGCAGTCTTTTCCCAAGGCTTGCCGTCCATACGGACAATGAACCTGAATGCTGTCTGATCGGAAACAAACTTCAAGTGAATACTGGAAGCTGTGCGGATCTGGCCACCGTTCTTTTCGCCGACAAGGTACTGGCTCCAATCTGCAAGGGTAATGTCACCCTTATCGCCGAGCGTGTTATTGTGTTCAGAGAACTCAATAGGACGACCAAGCAGAGTCGTAAGAGGCTTGCCAGTAACGCCATTGGTTGACGTCTGCATAAGACCAGCGGTAGAGCCACCCGTTCCAACAGGAAGCGACAATTTCGCAAGCATAACAAACGTGTCAATGTTTGCCTGCCATATAGCTGAGCCTTGACCGGTTGGCCTTAAGCGTGACCACATCTTCAGGATATTATCCGTTACGATAGTGTCGGCGGCTTGTCCGGATTCTTTCGCTACAGTTACAAGACTTGGAGCATTCAAAATACCAAGAGACTGATTTGCTCCGTTACCGTGTAGCAAGTCTTCGTCAATCTGGAAACCGATAGCCTGACCGAAGCCATTGCTGAGCATTGGTTCGATTGAAATCGGAGAGTCTTCAAGCAGTTCGCTTGTAGCATATACCAAACAAGCAATCTTCGATAGTTCCAGGTTGACCTTGCCGAGTTTCATCTTGCTGGCCGTAATATCCCCACCTTCATCTGGACGGTAAACAATGATTCCACCAAATACGTGGTTTTCATGGCTTTCATCTTCAATGACTGGAATACCAACCGCATTAGTCATCATCGGAATCTTCATAGTGCGAGGATAGGCGATAGATGTTTCCAGGAGATTCGACATCAAGGTATTACGGGTCAGCGTCGGAACAAGGAATCCACCTTCCGAGTCAATACCTTCGTTTTGACCTGACGGCGCCTTAGATACCTGATTCAGCCAATTGCCCATCTTTTCGGTGAATTGTCCACCTGCTGATTTGCGGCATTGAATCGCAAAATCACCCATCGAGTCGAATCCGCCTGTTTTCAGGAATTCGTCTTCTTTTTCCTGGTTGGCTTGGAATTCGGAGTTCTTTTTGAGGATCTCGTTGACGATCTCTTTCTTGAGTTCGTTTCGGAGTTCTTTTTCGCCTGCATCGGGGTTAAATTCGTCGACCTTGAGGATGTCGCCCGCTGTTGCTTCGTATTTTTCACAAACGCCTGAGCTTATGAGGCTTTTGGCGGCATCATCTGCTATTGTCAGCAAACGGCCTTCGGCCCATGTAACACCCGCATTTGTCCATTCTTTTAATAGTCTTACTTCCATGATTAGGTTTCCTTAAATGTTAGTTTTTGTTTAAATCAGCTAATATCTCTGACTTCCACAACTAACATCTCCGGCTTGCAAACCTAATGTCTCTGTCGTTTCTGACTTATATCTCTGCTGCTATTTACTTTTTAAACTCCGGCGGAAGGTATCGAACCTTTTTCCAATTCAGGTTTTGCATTCTCACCGTCCATCACGATACTGGACTCGCACGCTTGAACGGTGTTTGCCTGCTGCGGTTTTCTAATCCGCCCTGCCGAATTACTTAAAATATATCATACTATTCTGTTTTGTCAAGGCTTTTATTTAATTACTTGCACCTCAATAACCGGCTCAACACCGGGGATTTCTACATTAATCGCCTTTTCCTTGAACTCCGATACACAAATAAGTATCTCTTCGTCCTCTTCGATCTCTTTTACATGCAGTTCGTCCCGTAGATCGTCCGATATTGTGATGCTCTTATTCTTTACCGCGAGGGCGAGGGCTTCGGCGTTAGCGGGGACGCCAACAACTGAGAATTCCAATAACTCCCATACAGTGAATATAAACCGAGCTTCTGCAAGATCGGGATTCTTCTTAATATCGTCCGGGGTTGGCCTGTGGCCCTCATTAGGCTTAAACCCTACCGAGAAAGCGTTAAGAAAGCCGCCTTTGAATAACTGCCACACTTCCTCGGCACGTTCGGTCATTGCGAACTTAATCTTTGCCGTGATCCGTTTACGTCCCTGCTTAAGCCATAAAGCCTTTGCAATAGGCGGTAAACCGGCATTATGAGACCACAATACAAGTGGATTCTTACGGAAATTGTCAGCGTCCATGCCTTTGGGAACTAATACCTCGTTATCCCGGTCAATAGCATCAGTCGAGATTATGGCAATTACCGAGCGTTCTTCTTCGTTTATTTCGCCAGCCTTGCAGATTCCGAACGATTCTTTCTTCTCGCCCATCTTGTATTCCTGGTCGGCTTCTATCTCTATTGGTATTTCCATAATATATTCCTTTGTTTCTGTATTGCTTAAGCATCTTAATCCGATATAATTGGTATCAATTGGCATCTACAATTCGGATGAAGCGGGGGGTGTTTTATCGGTTCATACCCAAACTTCAATGTAATGTCATTTCCACTATCGGGGTCTTTAACTGTCAGCGATTCACCCTTATCAAAGAACTGCCCACCCATGTTCATTTGCTTGTTGTGCATTGAAGCACAATACGGGCATCTGCGGTCGTCTGGAACAGTGTCCCACTTAACGCCCTGCACAACCCCGCTTTGTTCCCACGCAATCATCGTACCCTCGTTATGTGCCCAGATGGTCTCTGTCCGGACTACCATATCAGCCTTTGCCCGTGAATCGAACTTATCGCGGACCATAGCAATGGTTTTACCCCTACTGTCGCCTTGTCCGATAGACTCTGTTATTGTTGCCCTGAGTTGCTTTTCGGTTGTAGTCGCTACAGATTTAATCTGCTGGCTTCTGGTTTCAAGTGCTTCCAGTACGCGAGGACTTGAGGTGTTTATGAGCAGTTCCGGGTCAAGCTTTTCGGCTGCTTCCACAATACCCATCTTTAATAGACCACTAACGAACGGCATCGCGTCATCAGATATGATCGCGGCCCATTTAGCTTCGTTATATACAGAACTAACAACATCATCAACCGAACCGGCCCACGCCGCATCGCTTGGATCGTCTGTAATGGCCTTTGTTTTACCGTATCCGTTAAGGCCCTTGATTATGTCGGCCTCCATCCGCTTGAATGTCTCGATCATCGTAATCGTGAAGATTCGCGGCATAAAGTCGGGTTCCGGCAGGTCGTTGGTCTGACCCTCTCGCTTCACCACAACCTCAATCGCCTTTTCAGGATCAAACGGCTCAACCTCGATCTCCGGTGGTTCTACAGGTGCTTCGCCCCACGGGACAGGGTCAAGACCGTCAATCTCACGCTCCTGGTTGATTGAGCTATATTTAGTGTTAATGTGCGACTCAATCTCTTTGAGCCTGAATTCGGCGTCTTTCGGCATTGGATCATCAAACAGCAAGAATAAGTTATCGCCCCAATTAGGGGTAAACTGCTCATTAAGCTTCTGTTCGATCATCGTGAGCTTCGGCGTAATAGTCGTCTTCATCCATAAATCAATTGATGATCGGAGGTTATCGCGGGAAATCTCAGTAGGGACAACAAAAGACAATGGAACTCCGAATACGCCGCAAGTTTCCTCTAGGGTAGTTTTTCGGCCAGCGATGAAGCTCATGTCTTTTGGTTTAAATCCGAACTCTTTAAGGATTGCACCGCCAGAGGTGATAGCTAGCTTGCCGGTATTCTTAGCTCCGCCAAACTTACGCTTGAAATCACTCTCAATACGTTTCTTTTCCTGCTCGTCAATATATCCATCTGTAGGCACTTCCAGTACCAGGTTGGGATTGCCGCCGTTCTTGAAGGATGAAATCTCGTAGATGTTCATAGCCTCATTAAGATCGACCGACTGCTCACCCGCCTTTAATGGGCTGTCGCCTACGAATAGATCGGTTAGCGAGGTGTAACGGAACTTAATCACATCCTCAGTCTTAAGCTTTATCTTGTTAGTGCCCATACCATAGAGATAAAAGGCTATACCGTTGGTAGTTTTCGGCACGACAGTCACATACTGACTCATTAAGGGCCATATATTGATAACATCATCGCCCATGCCACGCTCTAAATGCCAATAAGAAACACCAATCGCCTCTAAATAGCGGACAAGTATCTCTTTTAATTCAAAGGCGTTCTGTTCTGGATTAACCTGCCTGAGTAGGTCAAGTATGGGATGGTCGGTGACTTCTTCGATTTGATCCGAACCGGAAATACGCTCGGCAAGTTTAGTGTGCAGAAACTTACGTCTGGATAGCTCTACATTGGCCGTCTTGCGTTTTGACCCGCTTGACGTGCCTTTTACCTGATAAAGCCTGAGAGGGACTTGGGCGCATGCCTGGGCGTTCTTGGTAATGCACGTATAAGACCAACCCCGTATCTTCTTAATGAGCTTTTCGGGGTCATCTGCGGGATTCCAGCCGAGTATATTCGTTAAATTGCCTATAATGCTGGATTGAGCAAATGCCTTGCCGAATACGAATCGCCCTATTTTGGTTCTTATTGACATGTATTTTATCCTTTTAACAAACTATACAACCCTGTTTTGTGTTTGTCAAACAAATAATTCAAATTTTTTACTTATTGTACCATGTAACCCATAGCCAGCCGATGAATCCAGTTATGGCAGCCATGACAATAACAGCTATTATCTGCTCTCTGTTTAAGTCTTTGAATTATTGGAGGTACATTATCTCAATGCCCTTGCGTATTTTTTATTCATGCAGTCACCTATGGATATAACGCTATCTTCTATGAGCTCGTTCGTAATAGCGACCATGCGAGCAAGCTTCTCGTTATATCCGTCTGGCAAAGCAAAAGTAACTCCAATCTGTTTATCTGTCTCCCATACCACACGTTTCAGCTTCTTTGGAACATGCTTTTTTGTAGCATGAATACCTACTGAACTTAATACCGCGGCTGTTGTTTTCAGAAATGATCGTCTATCCATCACACCTTCTCCTGTTCTCTGTATACTTCTTTGCGGGGAAGGGGGTTGTTCTCCGGCTCAGGGTCTTTGGCAGGTGGCAGTATCGTTTCTTCTCTCAGTCTGAAATCAGGAATAACTACAGCCCGACCATTCACAATATGCCCCTCTTTGCCGTATAAATAATACCTTCTATCCGCTGGATTAGTGTCATATATCTTTAGTGGGTAATTCAATAAAGCATCAACCACCTTTTGTGCGTCAGTCATTATACTTTCTCCTTTATGTCTGGCAATTTACCCATTGCCGCGATACAATCCTTAAAAGCTTCTGTAGCTGCCTTGGTCGATAAACCTAACAAATGAATGGAAAATCTAATATTCGCACTGTATTGTTTTAGTTTCCTTTGGAATTCTTCCCTTGTTCGCATGCTCATTGTCTTTCTCTCCATTAAATATCATCTACTTAGCTTCAATTTTGGCAATTCAACATCCTTGCACTTGAAACCAACAACCGGCCCCTTGTTAAGTAAGCAGGTTTGGTATTCATCGATTGCCATCCACGTCACCTTGCCCGCTATCATCGCCTTAACTGCGTATACTTTCTGTTTAGTCATTAAATATCATTCCATATTGCATCGTCGTTAATATCAACATCAAACTCGCCCGGGTCTTCATTGAATTTGTCATAATCAATAGGCTTCGGCCCGTCATCGGCCCCCATGTCTGATACTGTCATATCTACTTTACCAGACCCTTTGAGCTTTGTCACGATATATCTTAAGGCGTCGATACAATGATTGAATACATCGGCAGGCTTATTAAGTAATGTGCCATCCCTTGCCTCTGCCCACTTATATGACTGGAATTCTTTCTTGAGGTTGTCACTGGTATGGTACAGGTACACGTTATATTGCCTGATCCGCTGTATGCCATGCAATATCGAGTCCTTGCCCTTCGAGCACGGTACGATATGAAGCCCTGCTGTGCGTATCTCGGCGATTGACTTTGGTTCTGCGTTATCTGCCACAATGAGGCCACGTCTCACGATAGGGAGCAATCTAGTCGCTATATCAGGGTTTGTGAGCTTTGTTTCGTATAAGTGTTCGCGGATATAAAGGTCTTGCCCAACGAATACCACTTCAACGCAGGCGGACGGGTCTATTGCGAATCCAAAGTCAAGGCCAAAACCTCCAGTATCGCCCTCAATCGGCCATTCCTTTGTAATCTCCCAATTGTCGAATATAAGGCCTTTAAGGTTGCCCCACTGGCCGAGACAGTAAATATTATAAAAGTTCTTGTCACGGGTCACTAGGCTTTCTAATTGGGCTTTATACGTCTTATCAATGTACTCGTTATCTTTATATGTCGAGTGCATTACGGTCATATGGAATTCTATTGTCTCGTTGTCCACTACTGAGCTATACTTACGGCGGACGAACTTATTGCCTGATTCGATGCTTGCCTGGAGCTTATCGCCGAATAGCTTTTGTCTTATCCAGTGCTGTTCGTTGATCGGGTTGAATGTGCCCATTATCTGCTTATAGTCGGGTAATACGCCTCTTAATCGCAAGTCAAGCTGATTGAAGTCGTCTTCGGTAAATTCTGTCATCTCCTCAAGCCAGATGCTTGTAATGCCTTGGATTGACTTAATCTTTTCCGGATCATCCATACCAGTGATGATTATCTGTGAGCCAAACAGGGTGATGGTCATATCTGTCTTATTGATACTGGCCTTATCGGACAGTCCCCACTCAATGATATATTCACAGAACAGCTTGAATATAGACAGCCTTGCAGCAACCTTAGTCTTACGCAAGCAAAGGAAGTTGTGGATTCTTCCCTCACTTGCGGCCTTCAATATACGGATTAAGACCTTTTCTGCTGCAAAGTATGATTTACCCGATCCGCCACCGCCCATGAGAATAAGCCATCTATCCTTATTGGTGAATAGAGGCTGGAAGCTCTTGTTTGTGGCTTCGGCGAGGTTGTTTAGGTCTATGTGGGTTTTAGGCATAATGAATTACAATAATTGGCAATGCTTGGTTAATATCATCTTTCCCGATTTTAACCTAAACAATCCCTTTATCCTCAACCCTCCCCTATCTAAGTCAATAACATGGCAATTTGTATCCTTGTCGTACTCGACCGTCCCCGTACTGCCTATTTCTCTCCCATGAACTCTTTTTCCGTTTTCTTCCCAATAAACCTTATAGTTGTGACCTACTCTATCTCCTACATAGATTAAGTCACCGAAACAATCTTTAAATTTCGATATAGCCTGCTTTACGAATTGTCTTCTTAACATACTAATCTCTCCATAAGATAATATTGTCTTTAGTTATTCTTCTTCGGCCTCGTGTCGGTCCGGGCATTCCGCACCAGCTATGAACATATTGAAAACCCCATCGCCTTTACAATAATCGTAACTTGTGCATTTATCATCGCAATTACTTGGTTGTGCCATTATTTCTCTCCATAAGAATATTAACTGATTATTTATTTATAGTATACCACATATTGAGCGGTTGTCAAATGTCTTTGAATTTCTCGGGGAGGCTGATTTTGATCGTTTCGTCATTCGAGGTAACATCAGACTTCTCTTTATACCCATGATTACTCATCATCATAAGCTTGGTTATGGTTGAATTCCCTGTTCCATTCAGGCCTCTATTTATGAGCTGTTGGTGCTGTGCGTTATCTAAATTCCTTAAAGATGCAAGAAATAATGGATTTTCTGCCCCCCATGCCTTCAATGTGACATTACTTGTCTTTAATCTGAGAGCTAGTCCTACCCTTGAAGGTAGTTCTCTTTCTTTCCCTTCCTCGACAGTCATACACTCCTCTATATACGCCCTTGCCACCTCGACAAATTCAGGAAGGTAATCTGACTTTCTGCCCGCTTTCTTTATATCGGCTGGGTCTTTTCTTTTTGTCATCCTAATAGCCCTGTTAATAAATTAACCCCACCACCACCGCCTGCTACCGCACATAAAGCCCCGATTGTATCACCTGTCCCACCTACTCCTGCGTCTATTAGTGGGCTTGTGCTTAGTGGGATAAAGTTTCCTGCGCCTGCGTTTGTAAATAATGGATCTTCTGTTATATTGTTTCCATCGCCTAATACCAAGAACTCCGCATCTGTCGCGGCTTGATCGCTAGGTGACGCACTGCCGAAAGCGTTGTTGTGTCCGAAGAATAAAGCCCGGCTAACTGCTCCGTTTAAATCAAAGTCAATGCCGCTATTGCCCGATGATGTATTGTTGTGTATCGCAAAATCTACACTACCTGAGTTTATGTCGATACCGTTAACATTATCATAAATAGTGTTATTGGTATACTTAGTATCAGAAATAGAACTGGAAAACTCGCTGATCCCATTGCCTGTGTTACCGTAAATTATACAGCCTGATACTGAGCCTGGACGTGGACGCCAGTTAATTCCATCGCTTCCATTGTTGCTAATTTCACTACTGCAAATTGACATCCTAACCGTAGCACCGCCTACTGTTGACAATCCATACCTGTCGTTATTTATCATCTTACATGCTATAAACGAAGTGTCGTAGCCTACCCATCCAGCACCGTCAAGAATTGCATTTCGGAATGTGCAATTGAAGAAAGTGCTAAATTGGCCATTTCCGGAGCCGTTGGAATATACGCCATAGTCTGAATTTGTGGCATCAACACCGCCATCACCGCAATTAAAATCAAAATTAGTTATAGTTATATACTTACTGGCTGCTGCGAACACAAATAAACCTAATGCAATGTCTGAGGTTGTTGTTATCTCAATCAACGTTCCATCGTCTACAAAGTCTGAATTAGTACCAATTAACCTGGCTCTTGTTGTAGACGATCCGGTTATATTGTCAATATCAACAGTAGCAGCAAGGGTTACGGCTGTACTTGAATAGCATAGAATATCTACGTTATTCGTGCCGTCAGCCGCATAATTACCAAGATGATCGAGATTGTTTTGCAGTTGAGCTGCGCCATTCAATCCATTAGATACACCTCCTATCCAATAATTTACTTCTGTACTATCCTCGTTTAGTACGTCAGTAGTTAATCCGGCTGTATTCAGTGTAATACTGACATTAGTGTCTATCGCATCAATTCTGTAGTATGCTACCTCGTTCGTAGTGGCTGCCTTTTGGTCGTCCATAAAGCAATACATGCCAACGACTATTGCACTTGTATCTGCTAATAGTAACTTACCGTCTGCAATAGTAAAAACACCATTTTCGTTTTCTAAATTCGATGCACTGTAATCCCCATCAGTGCCGTAAAAATCAGAAGCAACACCAGCGTCCCACACATCTTCATCTACAACCATAGGAATAGAACTGCTTGTAGCGTTAATGAAATCGGCCCCATTGCCTAAAATTGTAACCACATCAGCCATTACGAGCCTCCTTCCATTCAGAATAGGCCCTGTCTAGGTTTTCTTCGCCTGATAAGTCTGATAATCCCTGTAATTGGAGGTACATAGCCATCAATTCAAAGCGAGAGAATAACTCTGTTTTTAGCGATCCTATGTACTGCAGTTCCCTGAAATCAGCCTTAAGCCAGCGTAATACAAGGTTCTGTAGTCGCTTTACTTTTATGATTTCTTCGGGTGTGAGAATATCGGGAAGTGCAAACTGCCAA